GTATGCACGGCCACCCGCTTCATACATATCAGAACCTCCAACTTCTTCTTTTTCAGAGACTCGTATGGAGAAACACCGATCAATAAACCACCACACTCCATAAGAACTAATAAAGACAAATCCTAATATAGAAAGTGTACCTATAATCTGTTCTAGAAATGAGGCATTCGTATTAAGTATAGGAACAAGAAGAAGTCCAAGTATTCCTGCTACACCATGTACCGATATCGCACCCACAGGGTCGTCTATACCTTCTCTCTCAAACATTGTCATAGAAAGAGGTACAAGAAGTCCACCCAACGCACCATAAAGAAGAGCAAAGTGAGGTGCTGGAGTCAATGGGTCAGCCGTTATCACAACCAATCCTGCAAGGGCTCCATTCATGGTGGCATTCATCGCTGTCTTACCTAACCAGAGTTTAGACAATGCCATTGCAGACAATACTCCTGCAGCTGCAGCTGTGTTGGTATTCACAAATATCTTTGCAACTGCATTTGCATTTTCTACACCATTAAGAGCAAGTTGACTTCCACCATTAAATCCAAACCACCCAAGCCAAAGTATAAGTGTTCCAAGTGCAACCTGAGCTGCATTTGCACCTTGTATATTGCGAGGTTTTCCGTCTGATGTGTACTTTCCTCTTCTTGGGCCAAGTATCAAAACTCCTGCAAGAGCAGCTGCAGCCCCTGCCATGTGAACGATACCAGAACCAGCAAAGTCAAAGAAACCTCTCTCACTGAGCCAACCTCCACCCCATGACCATGAACCCTGTATAGGATAAATCACAGCGGTAAAGATGACCGCAAACAATAGAAATGTCCAGAGTTTCTTTCTCTCTGCAACTGCACCTGAGACAACAGACATGGCCGTTGCAACAAACACAACTTGAAAGAAGAAGTCCGAGAACGCAGAGTGAGTCTCCAACTCAAAGTTCCACCCATACATGATTGAATACCCCATCACCAGAAAGGTCAATGAGGCAACGCTGTAAAGTGAAATGTTCTTGAGTAATATCTCGATTGTGTTTTTACTTCTTACTGACCCTGCTTCTAGCATGGTAAATCCTGCAGCCATCCACATAACCAGAGCACCGCAGATTAAAAAGTAAAATGTATTTAAAGAATAGGCTAATGCGTGTTCCATAATAAATTCATTCCCCATAAAAAAATGTGAGGAGTCCAAAAACTCCTCACGATAGCATTATTGTGATTTAGTGATACTCCACGCAGACTCATTACTTTGTGGAGTGGTTTTTTCTGAAGATGAATTTTCTCTTTTCATCTTCTCCAGAAGAGCAATTCGTGTATAGTCAGAAAAGCTAAGAAACTGTTCTTTTGCAAGTTGCGTTACTTTATCCCTAAAGTCGGTCGGCATTCTCACACTTACTATACAGTTTTCTATAGCGTTTCTTTCCATACTCTACTCGTCTGCAAGTTTTTTGAAAGCTTCAAAGTCAAACTCATCTGAGTCCTCGTTAGCTGCAACCTTCTCTTTTGGAGTTGATGCAGTTGAAGCCACAGGTTCGTCAAACGATTCCTCTACCAAGTCTTCTGCACTTGAGCTGACACCTTCTTGTCCAAGAACTCTATCGAGTTTTTCTTTTAATTCGTCATAAGACTTGAACAGTTTAGGGTCAACAAATTCCTGTAAAGAATACTCTGTACTCCATACAGTTTCCATTGATTCCTCATTTTTCGAAAGAGGAGCAGATGCACCAAACTCTGATTTGTCGTAGTTACGATATCCTTCAACTTTTCTAATTTTAAGTTTTAAAGGAGCTCCTTCCCACAAATCAAAAGGATTGACTGCGGTTTCATCTTCAAACTCAGGATTCATCGCTTCCTTAATCTTATCAAAGATTTTCTTACCATACCGATAAAGAAAGACTTTACCATTGTTATCAGGATTAGAAGGGTCATCAACAACATAGATGTTTGAGATATAAGTCAAACGTCTTTTCTGTTTACGAGCCTGTTCCTTACCAGCCTCATCTCCACGATTCCAAAGTTTTGTATTGAACTCGGACACAGGGTCTTTCTTACCAAGAGTGGTCAAAGAGTTCTCTATGTACCAACCGCCTGGGCCTTGAAATCCATGATTCCATACTTGAACGTAAGGCATTTCTTCACCTTGAGGTGCAGGAAGAAAACGAATAACTGCATATCCATTTCCGTCTTTACCTACAGTCGGTTGCCAGAACCTTTCGTCTTTGTTGGAATAGTTTTTTTGTGTGAGTTTGTTTGTTTCTTCTAGTATCTTATCATAAAGTTTTGTAGAAGATTTTCTTAGCTGTGCAAAATCAGTTGCCATTTTTTGTATTCTCCATATTTGCTGAGTATTAGTTGTATTACAGTTTATCCACGATAGCATAATGTAATTCTATTAACATACTATATATGTGTTTAAAAGTCAATAGGTTTTATTTTATATTTAAGAAGATTGAGGTCGCTGGCTTCTCTTTCAAGAGTTGCTTTAATCTTTGCATTGATTAGTTTTGCAACGACCTCTATTTCTACTTCGTGTTTTTCACAATAGATCAGTATTGCATCTATATATTCAACACCTTCATCTCTCACTATTTTTTCAACGTTTGCTGAAAAACTATCTTTTGTTAAAACACTTAATCCCATACTATAACGTACCTTTATCTATAAAAAATGTGGTCATCAATTTGTGCGATTCTCTCGAGCTTTCCCGCCCATCGTGGAGCAACTCGGTATGTGTGATAATGTGTCGCACCTTTTGTTAAATCCAGAACAGGATTTGAACCTAGAAAGTATATAGCTGGTAACAGTTCAAGTATTTTATTGTATGCATCTTTTTCATAGATGCGATCTGAACGACCATCACAATACCAACTAAATTGACACTTGTGCCTTTTGGGCTGATTGTTTATTCCTTTTTGACTGTCAAATACAACCTTGCAGATTGTATCAGGAAAACGATTATCTTTAACTCTATTGAGTGTAACAAGACCTACTGCAATTTTTCCCAGCGTGTCTTGATTTCTTGCTTCGTGATATATGTTCTTTGCAAGACATATATCTTGATTTGAAAGTGGTGTTCCATAAGCCACATCACTGTTTAGTGTTATAAACATACCCAACACAATTCCAATCGTTATGGCACAGACACTCTTAAAAGCATCGCTCATGCATAGACTCCTTAAATTGTTTTCGGAAGTGAGGATTTAGTTAGAAAGTGGATTATCTAATGCTTCTTTAATTTGATTAGATAGTTCTTTTTTAACATCCACGATAGTTCGATCAAATTGTCTCATTCTATCATTCACATCCTTCTCAAGTTCATAAACAGTAGATCGAACATCTCGGCTAGTCTGATTTGTCTCCTTCTCGACTGACTTTAGCCTGTCCTCTACCTTATTTATATCATCTTGTATATTATCCTCTACTTTTTCTACTAAGTCAATACTTTTTCGTAGAGAATCGAGTCTAGTTTGCTCATTTTCCTCCATAAATTCAATTCTTTCTTCAAGAATGGAAAGTCTTTTGTCATATCCTGATAAATCGGGGGCTGTGTAGTTCTGTATTTTCTCCTCCATAGACGTATATCGAGAATACAGTTCAAAACCACCCCATAGACCACCAATGATTGTTGTTGCAATCGGAACACCAACTGCAAGCCACATAGAATTAAAACGGAGTTTTGCTCCACCTATGTCTAACTCGAATCCTTTTTTGTCGCTCATTGATATTGCTCCCTTATCATTTTTCTAAAAGTGGAATTGTTTGAAAAGAAAAGAGTTCTTAATGCACGATTGTTGTCTTGATTTCGATTACCAGCATAGATAACCTTTGGGTCGTACCATTGATTATTATCTGGTAAATAGGACACCAGATAAGCATTAAATCCTTTTCGATAGTTCATCAATGCAAGTACTTTTGTTTGATCTTCAGAGAAATAATCTTCTGATATCTCTTCCTGTACTTGTTCCATTTGACTCTCAATATTCATTGTAGAAGTCGAACTACTCGCATTTAATGATGATTCAATTCTTACAGTTTCCACACTTGATGCAGATGGGGCTGTACTTGTTGTCATAGTGTTTGTATTTGTTGAACCAAGTATTGCTTCACTTGATACAGGATTAGATGCTGGATTTGAAAACATCACCATTCCTGTTGGTGAAGAAGCACTTGATGCACCCATTCGTGATGTAGAGTTCATGTTAGATGCATTTGATAATGTTGCATTGACTGTTTGCTGTAAAGATACAGATGCATAGTCCAGAACACCACTTTCCAATCCTCCCACTAAACTGTTTGTAAATGCAAGAGAGTCGGACACGGCAGAGTTTGGAGATGATGTTTCTGGTGATGGCCTTACAACATTTGGTCTTGATAAAATTACTTCAAGTGGAGTGTCGATTATTTCTTCTTCAAAAAAGGTTTCTCTCGTTTCAAAAGGGTCACGAATCATTTCAAAATCGTCAATAATCATTTCTTCGTCAAGAAAGAATTGCTCCTCTATAATTTCTTCTGGAAGTTCCTCAAAAAATTCC